CAGTATTGTTGAAAGCTTTTTCTACTTTCTCTCTTGATTTAAAAAACGCATCGATCATTTCTGGTGGCATACAGGCAAATCTTCCCAAAGCATCTAATGAATTTTTATAAAATGCTGTTTTAAAATCATCGATGCTTCTTGTTGGATTAACCTCCCAGGTAGGTCTTTTTAAAGCGTATACTTTTGGAACCAGATAAGATTTTATATGGTCCTCTTCCCATTCAATTTCAAATTCATTTCCTTCAATACCGTCTGGAAGGTCTTCGTCCATTTTAAACTTATGAGATCTTATAATCGTTTCTTTTTCTGCTATTGATGCTTCATAAAATTTTTGTATCGGATCATTTTTAAATCGTGGGAAAGAAAGAAGAATTACCTTACCATAATCTGGAAAACGAGAATCAACAGATCCCCTATACATCTCATATATTGCATCTGCTGTTTTAGCCTGGTCATGCCCTGTTGTATTTTCAATTGCAAATCCTGCAATTTCGTCTAGAATTACTACAAGAACGTTATAACCTTCCCATGCTTCTCTTTCAGAGTGTCCAGAATGTACTGTGATTGCTTTATCAAATTTCATTTCTGAAGCTTTTGATTCATACTTTCCAGCAAACCATGGGGATCTATCGATGCGAGTTTTAAATCCTTTAAAGAAAACGTTATTTGCTTGCTGTGCGTTAATAGCAATATTTAAAATATCTATAGAGTCGCCTGGAGGTTTGCCATAATATGTGGCTGGATCTTTTAAGCATAACAGTAAATATACTATATAAGAAACAGCTATAGTAGAACAATAATCTTTTCCAGAACCTTTACCTAGTTGGGCTATTACTTCTGTTGCAGTTTGTTTAAATATTCTTTTTCCTTCTTCTTCCCCAAACAATTTAATTAGGGTAGACTCTTTATAAATTTGTGAACTTTTTTCAATTAAAGTGTATTGTAATTCAGATAAATGTGGGAGCCCAAGATAGTTGGGGCTTGTTACAAAAGTTTTAAGATCTACTGGTCTTTCTTCAAATTCTTCGCCATCCAGTATGTCAATTAAATCATTAAAATTAAGATCCACTGACTTCCTCAATTATTTCTATTGGCTCAACTATTCCCGTAATCTGAGAAAGCCTTTTAGCAACATCTAGTTTGCATTTTGGGCATGATGCAGTAACCTCTTTTAGAATACCTACAAGAATCTCCTGCTTTCTTTCTGTTTCTGCAATTTGAGAAGCAATTTCATTATTTTCTAATACTCCTACAGATTGAAGCATTGCAATTCTTTTTGTTTCAATATCAGCTATAAGCTTAAGTGCTCCTGCTTTTACATTAAGTTGTCCCTGGGTATCTGCATCTTCTACTGTTTTCCAGGCCTCTTTTATAAGCATTGCATAGTGCTGATCTGCCCCAGAAATTGCTTCTCTTGCACGGTCACGTATATTGCTATCGTTGTGAACTACAGATTTCCATTCGTCAATATACTCTAATACTTCTTTTCTTGTATACCCAGTCGTGCTAGCAATTTGGGTAGCAGAATTTCCCTTGAGCAATTCTTGCACAACTTTATTCATTTTATCAAAGTGTACTGCTGGTTCTAATTCTGACATATAATTATTATACTTTTAGTCAACTAAAAAGTCAATTAGAATTAGCCTTTGAAATTTTGTAAAGAATTAAATAGCCTATTAGGTCATCTATATCATTGTCTCCAGCAAAACCCTGATTATTTTTTACCCTATTTAATTTATCATCAATTCTAACTTTAAGTTGCTCCGTAGAATCAGCTGTTGAAAATATTCTAGCTGGCTCTAAAGCAGAATTACCGTATGAAATATTTTTTTCAATTAGCATGTGAGCAATTTCATGACACGCTGACCATATTTTCATTCCAGCTGGGGCACCGATGGCGTGTAAATATAGATCTTCACAATGAAAATCTTTTACGTCTTCAAATACTGGCTTTAACATAATATGACTTACTCGTGTATGTGTTCTGGTCTCATGTAATTTGGATCTTTTTTAACCCAAACTTGCCAACCTTTTTCAATAACAGTTAGGTGTTCTGAATACATGCTTACAAACATATCAATTGCTGGACCTGGATTATATCTAGAGCCTCGTGGGTGAGTCCATGCATAATCATCAATTGCCATAATACCTCCTGGCTTTAACAATTCCCAGGAAAGTAATGCGTCTGTCATAAATGCTTGTGGCATATGATCTCCATCAATATAAATAAAATCATATTGCTTTGATCTGTTTTTCATTAACCATTCGTCGCTGTATGCTTTTTGTTTAATAAGTTGATCTTTAAATGGTTCAAGCTGTTCATCAAAAGCTGCCTCTACATCATTAAAGTTAAAGGCTTCATGTGCAACATTTCCATTCCATGGATCTACGCATGTTAGCTTTGATGTTTTATCTGTTAAAACATTTTCAATAGTCCAGGCTGCGCTGTTACCGCAAAATGAACCGATTTCAAGAAAATTTAAATTTGGCTTACCCTTAAAATCATTTAGTAATCTATTAAAATCATCTTGCGTTTTATTTCCTAAAAACCAATTTGGTAGTTTTTCTGCTAGGGTTCTCGGCATTTTATCTCTTTTCTGGCACTGGGTGCCCTATTTCTTTTTCTTGAAATGTTGATACTATATCATACAATTTACATCCCATTTCCGCAATAGGGTGAAGGGTGTAAGATTTAAACACTTCTGGCTGTCTATAAATATACCAATCTATCGGCATATTAAAACCGTTTATTAAACATAAATCTAAAATTTTTTGTGCTGATTTTTTATTTAAAATATAGCAAAGCATTGACCAGTCTTGGTAGGCTGGGACTATTTCTGAACCGCCATTTTTTTCTTGAAATCTTGGGAATTGATTTTCATGAACAAAATAACTAAAAACTTCCCAGTCGTCTGGCAGCATATCCATATAGTATCCCAATAAATAAAGGAACCTATCCTTGTCTGGAACAAATATATCATCTTCCATCAACATTAAATATTCTTTTTCAGTCTTTAAAAAATTTTTTATAGCAAGCAAATTACTTGCCCATATACCTAACTCTCCCCATTTAAACTCTCTTTGAGTCTTTATTAAATTATGACTTTCGTTAAAATTAAAATACTCTTCTTCATTACTTATTAATACAGTATCTGTATCTAATCTAGTTATCTTTTTGCAAAGAAAATCATCAAGGTCTTTAAATAACTCTGATCTTTTTTGACTAGAGTCACCGTACCCTGGGATGTGAAAAATTTTATAACACAGCTCATCAATATTCATCTTTTTTTAATTAAGCCAAACTGGTCTAAGTATCTCTGTATTGTCATAGCAGATACATTGCATTCTTTTCCTATTTCGCTAACAGTCTTTTTTTGTATTATGTACCTTCTGTGTAGCCATTCTTTACTTTGATATAACTTCATCGCTCTGTTAATACCTGATTCCCATAATGTGCAATCCCAAAACTATCTGCCACGTCAAAATCATTAACATTTAAATTATATTTTTTATTAAAATAATCTACAGTTCTTTGCTTTCTCATATTACGTAATTGATTTTTATACCATGAATCTGCGTAACCTGGGTTTGCTAATCTTATTGCAGACTTTTCATCCTTTGTCGGATTTTTGTTGCCGATATACGCCTGCCATGAGGATGGGCTAATAGTAATAACCTTAGCGCCAGTAGACATAAGCTCAGCAATAACAACTCCATAGACATAAGATAATTTTATCACAGCGTCTGGTGACCTGACAAGTATGGCTCCCTCTACTACAATATAATCAGACTTTAACTCTTCTAACATTAAATTCATTTTAATTTTTGCGTCATGAATTTTTTCATATATATCATTTCCATTTAAATTTATTTTTCCCCATTTTATTGGGATATTGTTTTCCATTAAACAAAATGCAATTGAGCTGGTTGATGCGTCTATTCCTAAAACTCTATAGGCTTTTGTTTTTACAAGATCAGCTAATTTCATTAATCATTCCCATCAATTTATCTTTTAATTTTAAATTAATATTTTTTTCACATGAAGAACAAAATTTGTTTTGATTATATCTACTTAGCGGAGCTCCGCATTTCTTACATGGCCTATGTGCGCCATTTCTAATTGCTTTTTTCTCATAATATTTTTCCATAATCCTTTTATTTGTTGCAATTCTGCAGCATTCATCAGAGCAATATTTTTGATTATGTGTTTTTGATTCAAATTCTTTTTTACACTCTTTGTTGTTACAAATCATATCTTAGGCACTTTCATTAATTCTATTTGTACTGTGCCTAATCCATAATTTTTATCCCAGCATTGTTTTTTTACTGGGCAATAAGTACAAGGCATTTTATATTTTGTTGCACCTGCGGGCCGCATTGGAAGATCTCCGTTTTGGAAATTGTCCCACACCTCTTGCATCCAAATGAATGCGTCTTCTATGATTTGTTTATTCTTTTCATTCATTGAAACTGGTATTATAATAACTTCTTGTGTATTTTTATTTTCATATAAAAAGAAACCCTCTTTGGCATTTCTTAATTTCATATATGTTAAAAGCTGAAGCATATGATTTGAAGATGATTTCATTTCTGATTTTCTAGTATCCCAAACTTCTTGCTTTGCTGTTTTAATTTCTCCTATTACTTCTTCTCCATCATACGACATTATTAAGTCTATAAATCCTCTAATTGGAGGATACTCATTTATTATTTCCTGTTCTTCTGAAACAAATTCAGGCATTGTAGAAATAAGCTTTTGTAATCTTTCGTGTGCTTGTGTTCCTTGTGCCATATTTGCTATTGCAACAGAATCATTATCGTCTATAAAAATGGCACCACTGAATGCCATATACCAATACCTTGGGCATGTTCCATGTCCATATCCAAGGCTGCTTGGGCTAAAAGACTTTTTTGTCATTTCTCCGTCTGGTCTTTTGGTATTTCTATACGATTCGTCCAAAAGGGATGCAAATTTTTCTGGATCAAAAAATTTTCCTGAATGTTTTTTAAATTTTAAATTACTGACAATTTCTCTTGACATTAATTATTCTCGCTTAAAGCATCTAATGGGGTGGGTGCTGTTATTAAAGAATGACAATCTATGCATTCCGCATCGTCTAAGAAATAACTGGATATCTCATAAGTCTCTAAATCAAATTGGACTGTTATCCTTAGCAATGCTGATCCACATATCGGGCATACTGGGGAAGGTATTCCTCTTGCATCTATTTTCATGAATTATATCTAACCACATATTTAAGAGCATCTACAAGTTTGTCTATAGATTCTTTTACAGAATAGTAAACATTCTTTTTATTGTTATTAACAGTGCCCGCCTTATCTTTGGCAATTGTAGAATAAACTGATGACATAACTGCAAATTTAGTAGACATTGCTTGAAGTTCCATTATAAGCATTGGTGCTTTTGCGGACGGTACATCTGGATTCATAAGCAATTTTACCACAATAGCCAAGGCTTTATCTAGGTGCTCGTCCTTCATAAATTCATGTAAGTCATTAAATTCTGTTATATCGCTAATAAGCTCAAGTGTATTTTTATCTTCAGTCATTATCATCTATCCTTTTTTGAGTATAAGATCCAACCCATACGCCTACCATATACCCTATAAGGTAGCCTATTCCCAATCCAATTGTAAATTTTGTCATTGATTTTCTCCATTTATCTTATTTACTTTTAACATAGATTTATCCCACATTGAATATCTTGATTGTTGAATTCTTGTATTTTCTAATCTTTCGGGCCATTCGTGTTGCCAATGTTTCATGTCTGACATATATGCAATTTCCGCTGCCTCTTCTTCGTTATCTGCATAAACTTTTATAAAATATCTATCTTTTAAAGTTAAAGACACTTCATATTCCTTATTTCCATTTCCATGCTTTAATGGCTCTTCAATTTTAAAAGTGTATTTTTTATACTCTCCTCCGAGTACTGCGTAATCAAAATGGGACGGTAGAATTAAAAGGTCCTTTTTATTCATGTAAAAATCGTTATCTGCGTTTATATATTTTTTTAAAAACACAACTCTTGCTGTTTCTCCAGTGCAAACTAAAACAGATATGCCGTTATCTTGAACTAATTCTTTTGACACAGAAAATAAATCAGGTACTCCGTATTTTGATTGTGCAAATGAATGAAGATCCTCTATCATTCTTTCATAATCCATTTCGTTAATATTATAAGAAAGAACATCTTTAATTGGAGTTGCATGTTTTATTTTTGACAATATTTCTTTAGACTCTATTTCATTCATGTCTGTTTTCCCAACAGTCTATTAACTCTTCTAATATCGACCATTCTATAATTCCAAGTCTTACTTTTGAGTCTTCCCCTATAATAATTTTTAGTGCTGGGTGCATGTCCCTATTTACTTTAAAAGTATCTGTGCATATTTTAGACCACACTGTCTTATTTAAAGTAAATGATTTCGACGCCTCTTTATAATCTACAACAAATTGCTTCCACTTTGCATCACCTTTTTGATAGTCTCCTCGCCCACTATTTTTTTGAGCTTTTGCACCATCACGTTTTACTTCAGATCTTTCTGACATCACTCTACACGTACCTGATTTTTATGTCCGCTTGGACATTCCCAAGAGAGAGTTAGTGTTGCTGGATCCCAAAAGGCCTCCTCCGCATCTTCTTTACATTTTGAGCATGGCTTAATTCCGTGTATAGATTGTAGTTCTTCTTTACGAATTAATTCTGGTTTATGAAAAAACTGATCAAGACTTGGCATCAATTTCCTTTTCTAATTTAGAAACAACTTCTGGATTTTCTTTAAGATATGCTACTGCTTTTGCACGTCCTTGGAATCTTTCTCCATTGACTGTATACCAAGCCCCACCTTTTTCAACAACACCTGTCATTTCTGCAACGTCAAGAGTCTCGCCTACTATATCTACACCAAGAGTTTCCCCTTGGTAATAAAAGTCGTACTGTCCCGATAAATTTGGGGGACCGAGTTTGTTGTAATCAATAATCCAGTTAACTGGCCTTCCGACCCTTTGTTCAATGATCTTGTCGCCAACTTTAACCCCAGCTTTAATTGCATTTGCCTCAGCTTCAGACGACCAGAGCTTAATGACGGTCGAAGAAAAGAACTTGACTGCCATGCCACCCGTTGGGATGTGACTAGCATGCATAGATCCAAATTGATTTCGTTGTTGTGAGATGAGAACAAGTAGTGTGTTTTTGTTTGCATAGTTTAACATCTTGACTGCGTGAGTCATATCCTTTGCTTCTGCGCCGATTTGCTTAGTGTCTTGCAAATCTTTCATTTCATTTCCATCTTTTTCAAAATAAATAGCTGGTAATAATGCTGAAATTGAATCTACTACAATTAAGTCTACTCCTGCATCCATTAATTTTGTAGCAACGTCTACCATATCATTAACAGTTTTAGCTGGTGAATAAATAAGTTTAGATGAGTCTACTCCAAGACTTTCTGCCCAGGACTGGTCGTAAGATGCCTCAGCATCAATCCATGCACAAGTTTTTCCTTCTTTTTGTGCTATGGCAATCATCTGTAAACAAAACGAAGACTTGCCTGCAGACTTATTACCCCAAACCAAAACTTGCCTTCCGTAGCCAAGACCTCCTCTTAGCGCCATATTTAAACCTACGCTGGGAGTCTTTTGTTTTTCAACCTTAACATCTTGAGCTGACTGTACCCTGGCCCTAGTTTTTGGATCTAATTTTGATAATACTTCATCTATTTCAATTGTCATTTAATATTCTTTCTTCTCTTCTTAAGTATATCATTAAAATAAATTCCCGTGAAGCCTTGGTCTATTTTTATTTTTATCCATTTTTTCTTTAAGCGTTTCATCTAGGCTGTGCATAATAATGTTTTCATTACGCATTGCTGCATATACGTCAAGCAATCTAATTATCACGTCTGCCATTTCTTCTACGGTTTCTTTTGATCCTTTATTTTTTCTTATTGCCTCTAAAACTTCTGTAATTTCTGAATGAACAAGGGCTAATTTATTCCCTAATTTATCAAAACTCTTTTCGCCTTCCCAAAATCCTTTTTCTATTGCTGTTTCATGAAGAAGGGCTGCAAGTACATCCAGTCCATAATC